CTTTCCGCGCCTGACGCCAAAAAGCGCCTCGTTGATCTTATCAACGAAGGCGTAACCGTAGAAGATGCTTGCCGCGCCGTTGGTAAATCCGTCAAGTCTTATGAGTACTACCGTGCATCCGATCCTCAGTTTAAAGAGGCGATTGATCTGGCGCGTGTTATCAAGCGCCGAAAAGGGACTATCTCTGAGGAAGACGCCAATATCTCCTTTGAAGATTTTCGTACTAAGTATCTAGGTTCCATGACCTTTCCTCACCAGCGCAATGTGACTTCCCTTCTTGAAGAAGGTGAGCCAGCCTGGCTACATGGCGCCATGACTTATGAAAAGAATTTTAAGAACTACGTTCTGGTAAATATGCCCCCAGAGCATGCTAAGTCTATGACTGTCAGCATTGACTATGTGACTTATAGGATTGTCACCAATCCTAACGTCCGTATCAAGATTGTCTCTAAGACCCAGGGTATGGCCAAAGAATTCCTTTACGCAATCAAGCAACGCTTGACCTCGCCACAGTGGGCTGAACTTCAAAGACGTTACGCACCAGTGGAAGGCTATAAAGCCACCGCTGAGAAGTGGACGCAAGACGCTATCTACCTTGAGCGCGAATCTGGTGAAAAAGATCCTACCGTACAAGCACTGGGTGTGGGTGGGCAGATTTATGGCGCACGTGCAGATTTAATTATCCTTGATGACTGCGTAACGTTGGCTAACGCTGGCGAATTTGAAAAGCAATTAAGATGGATCCAGCAGGAAGTCTTGACACGTGTTGGACCAACGGGAAAGATTTTAGTAGTTGGCACACGTGTAGATCCAATGGATCTATACCGTGAGATGCGCAACCCTGAACGTTATCCTGACAACCGTAGTCCTTGGACTTACTTGGCTATGCCAGCGGTACTTGAATTTGCTGATGACCCAAAGGATTGGGTAACCCTATGGCCTAAGTCAGATCGTCCTTGGGACGCTGACGCTACTGAGCCAGATGAGAATGGTTTATACCCTCGCTGGTCTGGTGAGCATCTTCGCCGTCGTCGTGGCTTAATTGATCCTAAAACTTGGGCAATGGTCTATCAACAACAGGACGTTGAATCTACAGCCATCTTTTCGCCAGAGTGTGTTAGAGGATCTATCAGCGGTATGCGTGCCTCTGGGCCGCTAATCCCAGGCGCTCCTGGCCATCCTGATTCCCTTAGTAGCCAATATGTAATCTGCTCGATGGATCCCGCCATGTCTGGGGATACCTTTTCTGTGGCTTACGCTGGAGATAGAATAACTGGCAAGCGGTATTTGTTAGAAGCAAACCGTATGCCCGCTCCTACTCCACAGGCCATTCGTGAGATTATCCGTAGTTGGACTGAAAAGTACCAACCAAAGGTTTGGGTTATTGAGAAGAACGCTTTTCAACTTTTCCTTACTCAAGATGAACAGATCAACTCGTTTCTTGCCAGCCGAGGCATTCGCCTCGTCCAGCATTACACGGGTGGCAATAAAATGGATTTAGAATTTGGTGTAGCCTCAATGGCTCCACTTTTTGGCATGATTGATAATCAAGGCAAGTACATGAAGAACAATCTCTTGGAACTTCCAAGGGCCGACAATGAACATATTAAGGCGCTGATCGAGCAATTAATTACCTGGTCAGCAGGGACTAAAAATAAACAAGACGGCCCAATGGCCCTCTGGTTTGCCGAGACACAGATGAGAGATTATATCAATCAGGCTGGGTCTTATGGCGGAACCTTCGTCAAAAATCCATTTGCCACACCAATGGATCTTGCTAGACGTAAGGTTGTTAACTTGGAAGAATATGCACAACTTCAACAGAGGTTGGCCGCTAACGGGGGTTACGTATGAGTCTAGACATTAACGATCTGTCGGTGAAGATCCGCAAGTTGCGCGATCATTACCACACTCGTGATGCACGCTGGACCGATCTACAGGCCATCCGTGCTGGAGATATTCAGCAAGTATATCCTGGAATGTTCCCAGATGAATTTCCTAAACCAATGACTGCCAACTTTATTGATATTGCTGCACGTGACGTTGCGGAAGTTATCGCACCACTGCCAGCCTTCAACTGCGACTCGACAGATTCTGTCTCAGACCGCGCACGCAAGAAGGCTGATAAGCGCACTATGATTGCCGCTGGTTACCGTGACACATGTCGTCTACAAACGCTAATGTACACAGGCGCAGACCGTTACGTAACCTTCGGCATGCTTCCTTTCATTGTAGAGCCAGACTGGGAAAACAAACGCCCAGTAATCCGCATTGATAATCCAATTGCAGCATACCCAGAGTATGACCGCTTTGGTAAATTGCTTTCGTACTCAAAGAGATACAATAAAACAGTACGCGAACTATGTAATGAATTTCCTGAATATGAAGGCAACATCCGTGGGCCTTATGAGAATCGCAACTCAGAGCGCACACTAGAAGTATTTCGCTATCAAGACAAAGATGAAGTAATCCTATTTGTTCCAGAGCGTAGCAACCTTGTATTAGACCGCGCCAAGAATCTTATTGGTGAACTACCAGTGGTTATTGCTGTTCGCCCAGGCATTGATTCCGATGAGAATCAAAGCGGACAATTTGATGATATTATGTGGGTACAAGTAGCCAAGGCACGCTTTGCCACCTTGCAACTTGAAGCAGCACAGAAGTCAGTACAGGCTCCATTTGCCCTACCAGCAGATGTGAACGTACTTGAGATTGGTCCAGATGCAACAATTCGTTCTGCCAATCCAGAAAAGATTCGTCGCGTTGGTTTGGATATTCCTAATGGAATCTTCCAAGAAGGCGCACAACTTGATGAAGAACTACGCGTAGGCGCACGATACCCACAAGGTCGTCTTGGTCAACAGTCTGGTTCTATCGTTACAGGTCGTGGTGTTGAAGCCCTTATGGGCGGATTTGATACACAGGTAAAGACAGCACAGGCTGTCTTCGCAGAAGTATTCCGCCAAGTTATGCGTATTGCATTTATGATGGATGAAACGCTATTTGGCGATATTGAAAAAGAAGTTCGTGGCGTTGTCTCTGGCGCACCTTACGAAATTAAGTATACGCCCAAAAAAGATATTGATGGCGATTACTGGGTAGATGTATCTTACGGAATGATGGCTGGACTTGATCCTAACCGCGCTTTGGTCTTTGGGCTTCAAGCACGTGGTGATAAATTAATCAGTCGTGACTTCTTACGTCGTCAAATGCCATGGGATATGAATGTAACCATGGAAGAACAAAAAGTTGAAATTGAAGAATTGCGTGATTCTCTTATGTCTGCAATGGCTTCATACTCACAAGCATTGCCAGCAATGGCAGCACAAGGGCAAGATCCTTCAAAGATTCTTATGTCAATGGCAGCCGTCATCAAGGGTCGTCAACAGGGCGATAATATCGAAGACGTGATAGTTGCTGCGTTTACGCAGCCACCAGCATCCCCAGAAGGCGAAGCCCCAGGTCAACCACCAGCGCAAGGTGTACCAGGTCAGGCTCCCGCTGGGGCTGCTCCTGGAATGCCACAGCAACAGCAAGCCCCTTCCGCGTTGCAACAATTAGCGGCAGGACTTTCATCTTCTGGTCAGCCGAATCTTTCGGCCAACGTAACCAGAAAACAACCAGCGTAATTATCTGGTTGATAAAACCTATAGGAGAAAAATCATGGCAACAATGAAAGCATCATTAACAACGAAAGTTCCATCACCTAAAAATCAAGGTGGACATGGATCTTCTGACGCGGTAACACAAAAGACTGCAATTCAGTCAAAGTCTGGCCCAGCAAAGACAGGACCATCAACAATCAAGTTTAGCGTACAGCCCTCTGGTACCAAAGGCACAGGAACAACCGCTTCCAAGCCAATGAAGACTAAGTAACAAAATGTCAGACGAGCAGGGCAGAACGCCAACTCAATTTACTAAGTGGGATGTTTTTGCTCTGCTTTCTCATGTGGCAGTAGAATTTTTTGAAATTCTAACAAGTATGTTAGAAACACAAGCAGGTTTCGTGGAAGATCAAAAATCATTTCACGAATATGCAGCCCGAACCATCGAGACATTAAATGAAGGAGAATAGGTATGCCACAGGCAGCAAAGCCTTCGACAACACCATCACTCCCAGGTGCCAATAGCACGCGAACTGATGGCGGAGTAGCATCAAAACAAGCACAGCGGTATATCTCAGGTATGCCTAATTACGGTGATGGACAAGAGTTAGCAAACTTACAGGCGCAAGCGCCTTTGTCTGCTACTAACATGCAAGGTCAGAAAATGACGCCATCACAAATTGCTCAAGCAGCATCTAATGCGGCGGGGCAACAAAGCAATCCTCAACAGAATCAAATGCCAGTTACGCCACTTAATGCACCCACACAACGTCCTAATGAACCTGTTACAACTGGTTCACCAATGGGTGCTGGCGCTGGTCCAGAAGCACTTGGCATCAACCCAAGTCAGACTATGCAAGGTGGACAATCGGCTAAAAATCTTGTTCAAACATTAGCATCTCATCCAGATGCTTCCCCAGAATTGCAGCAACTCGCTTCCGCATTAGGGAAGTAATCCATGTCATCAATGCAGCCATTGT